CCGAGAAATACAAGCAAGGTTTTTAGATTCTGGAGCAGAGGTTGAGGTACACTATGAAAACACGAATCACATAACAATAACTAATGAAAACGGAAAAGGTAAATATAAGCAAGATAAAAACGAATCCTAACAATCCAAGACTAATAAAAGACGATAAGTTTAAAAAGCTGGTAAAGTCAATTAAAGAATTTCCAGAGATGTTAGAGATACGTCCTATAGTAGTTGACAAAGATAATATTGTACTCGGTGGCAATATGCGATTGAGAGCCTGTCAAGAGGCTGGATTGAAAGAAGTTCACATATTACAAGCAGACCAGCTTACAGAGAAGCAACAGAGAGAATTTATAATAAAGGACAATGTAGGATTTGGAGAATGGGATTGGGACGATTTAGCTAATGAATGGGACGTAGATGAGTTGGAAGATTGGGGTTTAGATTTGCCTGTTGATTTAGCCGTACAAGAACTTGAAGCAGAGGAGGATGATTACCAAATGCCAGATGAAATAAAAACGGATATAGTATTAGGAGATTTAATAGAGATAGGAGAGCATAGGTTACTATGTGGCGATAGTACAGATTCAGAACAAGTTGCAAAGCTAATGAATGGAGAGAAGGCAGATATGGTATTTACTGACCCACCTTATAATATAAATTATGGAAACATAAAGCATCCAAAATTTAAAGTAAGAGATATTGAAAATGACAATATGAGTAAAAATGATTTTAAAAGTTTTGTTCAAGGTTTTGTATCTAATATAAAATTGTTTTGTGATGGTATTGTTTATTGTTGGAGTGGACAAGGGGAAGATGGTAGAATAATGTTCACTGTTTTAGATGAAAACTTACACCATTCAACAACTATAATATGGAACAAAGACCAGTTTACTTTGGGTAGAGGTAAGTATCAAAATAAATATGAACCTTGTTGGTTTGGATGGGTAAATAGTGGTAAGACATTTACAAATGATAGAACGCTTACAAATGTATGGGATTACAAAAGACCACAAAGGTCAGATTTGCACCCAACAATGAAACCCATAGAACTTTGTGAGAATGCTTTAAATCACGCAAGTAAAAAAGGTAATAAAGTACTTGATTTATTTCTTGGTAGCGGTTCTACAATGGTGGCAGCACACCAACTTAATCGCAAATGCTACGGAATGGAATTAGACCCAAAGTATTGTCAAGTGATAGTAGACCGTATGATGAAGCTTGATAGTGCGTTAGAAGTAAAGATAAACGGCAAACCATACAAAAACACGAACAATGGCGAATGAAGAAAACTTAATACCATACCAAAAAGGACAAAGTGGTAATCCTAAAGGCAGACCAAAAGGAAGCAAGAATAGAAGCACCATAGCAAAGAAATGGCTACAGGTTGAACAAGACTTAAAGAATCCTTTAACAAGCGAAATAGAAACAATGTCACAAGAGGACTTAATGACATTAGCACTAATTAAGAAAGCAAGAGAAGGAGACGCAACGGCATATCAAAAGTTATTAGATAGTGCTTATGGTGCGCCTGTCCAACAAATAGAACAAACGAATATAGAGCAACCTTTATTCCCAGATGTTAAAGAGGACAACGGCGATAAATAAAATCCTTGCATTAAAAAAACGGATTAAAATTATTCAAGGTGGAACGAGTGCTGGAAAAACCTATGGCATTCTCCCCATTCTTATACACAAAGCAGCAGACATACCAAACCTTGAAATAAGCGTTGTAGCTGAATCAATACCACATTTGCGCAGAGGAGCGCTTAGAGATTTTCTGAAAATAATGAAATCAATCAACAGGTATGTAGATAGCAGATATAACAAGAGCCATTTACGCTATGACTTTGCTAACGGAAGTTTTATTGAGTTCTTTAGCGCAGATGACCCAAGCAAATTGAGGGGAGCAAGAAGAGATATACTCTATATCAATGAGTGTAATAATGTAACCTTTGACGCTTACAACGAATTATCAATTAGAACCAAGAAAGAGGTCTATCTTGATTTTAATCCAGCAAATGAGTTTTGGGTACATAGCGAATTGCAGCACGAAACGGATGCAGACTTCATTATTTTGACGTACAAGGACAATGAGGGACTTGATGAAGGTATTGTTCAACAAATCGAAAAGAATCGCTTAAAAGCAAAAACAAGCGCATATTGGGCTAACTGGTGGCGTGTTTATGGAGAGGGAAAAATCGGTCAACTACAAGGAGCGGTCTTTACCAATTACACAATCATTGATAAAATACCAGAGGAAGCACGATTGATAGGCATAGGATTAGACTTCGGATATTCAGCAGACCCAACGGCAGTCATTGAGATATACACTTATAATAACCAAAGGATATTAAACGAAAGAGCATACCAAACAAAAATGCTTAATAGTGACATTGCTAAAATATTGCCTGTAAGCGTTCCAATTGTAGCCGATAGCGCAGAGCCTAAAAGCATAGAAGAAATCAGACGAGCAAAACACGGAATACTAATTAAGGGCGCTACAAAAGGAAAGGATTCTATTAACTATGGAATAGACGTAATGCAGAGACAAGATTATTTAGTAACCAGAGATAGCACAAATCTAATAAAAGAATTAAGGTCATATTGTTGGGATACTGACAAAACAGGCAAGAGATTAAACAAACCTATCGACCATTTAAATCACGGAATCGATGCGGTACGCTATCACGAAATGGACACATTAGGATTGAATAAGAATTATGGAAGCTACAACATAATGTGACAGGGATAACAAAAACACGAATATTTAGTTATTAATATGAGAGAGTATGAAAATAGACATAACATTACCAACTGACTTAAACGAAATACCATTATTAAGGTATCAGAAATTTATTGAGATGCAACAGAAGAGCAACGATGAAGAATTTATTGCTCAAAAAATGATACAGATATTCTGTGGCATAGAATTAAAGGAAGTGTTGCATATTAAAATGAAAGACCTCAACGAGCTGATAACACACTTTACAAAGATATTTCAGCAGCGACCTAAACTGATAAGAGAGTTTAAAATAGACAAGCATAAATTCGCATTTATACCTAACCTTGAGAATATAACCTTTGGCGAATATGTGGATATTGAACACAACCTACAGAACTGGAAAACATATCACAAGGCTATGGCAGTAATGTATCGACCAATCAAGGAACAATACAAAGACAAATACTCAATAGTAGACTACGAACCTAATGAGGATATGCAAGAGCTTATGAAGTTCGCACCTTTAGATGTAGCACTGAGTGCAAGTTTTTTTTTGCAAAATTTAGGGATAGAATTATTAAACGCTACAATGACTTATTTGAAGAACGAACTGACGAAGATGACGCATTCTCTGAATTCTCAGAACGAAAACAATTTGCAAAGCGCTGGGGATGGTATAGTTCAATCTATCAATGCGCTCAAGGAGATATATCCAAGTATGATGAGGTCACAAAGCTTAGACTTACTCAATGTCTCACCTATCTCACGTTCGAAAAGCAAAAAAGGGAAATTGAAGACAGAGAAATTAAAAGACAAATGAAAAAATAGATATGAATTATTTTGATATTATAGACAAGTTAAGAACACACTTTGAAAGCGATGCTTTAGTTTCTACAGTCTCGCAGGGTGACATCTTTGACATTGACCTAAATAAACAGACCATATTTCCGCTTGTGCATATTATAGTCAATACTGCAACCTTTGAGAATAACGTCATAAGATACAATATAAGCATACTTGCTATGGATATAGTAAACGTATCAAAAGACGAAACAACAGATAAATTTGACGGCAACGACAACGAATTGTATGTACTGAACACGATGTTAGCCGTTCAGAATAGATGCTATGAGTTGTTAAGACGTGGCGACTTATACACGGATAAATTCCAAGTAGACGGAACACCAAGCTGCGAACCATTTACAGAACGAATGGAAAACAATCTAACAGGCTGGACAATGAGCCTTGATATCTTAATTCCTAACGATATGACTATCTGCTAATGAAGAAAGGCGAAGTACAAAAGATATTGGATGAGTTTAGAGATAAGGTCATCGCAGAGGCAAAGCAAGGTTTACCACGAGACACAGGTGGTTTAGCTAAAAGCCTCAAGTCTTATGTTAAGGAATCTAAAAATAGTATTCAGATTTCATTCACAATGAACGACTACGGATTTTATCAAGATAGAGGTGTAAAAGGTGTTAGTAGTGGACAAAGCTTAAGCGGTTATCAGTTTGGTACAGGTAGCGGAAAAAAAGGCGGACTAACTAAAGGCATCAATCAATGGGTGCAAAGAAAGCAGATACAATTTAGGGACAAAGAAAGCGGTAGATTCTTAAGCTATGAACAAACGGCACGAACTATAATTAGAAGCATCTGGCAGAAAGGAATCAAGCCAAGTATGTTTTTTACACGACCTTTTGAAAAATACTATAAGAAATTACCACAACAAGTAACAGAGAAATATGCACTTGATATGGTTAATTTATTTAACACTATCACAAGCGAAAACTTTAAAAAATTAGCAAAATGAATTTAGCACGTTCACCATACATAATAGAAATAGCCGAAACAGGTCAAGAAGGTAGTAAGGTAGAATTGTTTTTAGGTAGTGACATAGGCACGTCTACACCTACTTACACACTATCTAAACTTATACCAGCTTCTAACAAGATAGAAACCTATTATAACATTTCGCCTTACATTCGTGAGTATTTTAATTTTACACACTGGCAGAACGCAACAGGATTAGCCTATGACATAGACACAAGCACAGACTTTGAAGTAGATTATGAACTAAAAAAATATAAGTTAGTAAGTGGCACATATACACAAGTAGGTAGCACGATAACAGATTCATTCGTTGACGGCTTTGGTTATTATGAAGACGGATATAATCCAAGCGCTCCAAGCGTATTATTAGACGAAGGCACTTATTTCTATAACTATGACTCAACTATATCTACAGGACAAAATAACGGAACTTGGGGTTCTATAGATATTCAAATAAATGTAGGTGACGTTGTAAGATATACCGATTTAGTGACAGGTAGTAGTTTTGATTTTACTGCAACAACGGCTGGTTTAAAAAGCTTCGCAAGAATCTACTTAACGTATGCAGCCAACGGCAACAAAGTAGAATGGTTAGCGGGTGGTACTCTTATTAAGTGGACGGCATACTTCAAGCCACAATGCGAACCTAAATACCAACCTGTAGTAGTGGACTTTGTCAATCGTTATGGTAGTTGGTCGCGTATCTTTTTTCAAAAGGCAAAAACACGAACCATAAACGTAAAGAAAAACGAATACAAGTTAAATCCAGATAGCCTACCTTTTACTCCTGAAGACACAAGACAAAAAGCACAATTCAATATAAATGGCACAGAAACAATAAAGTTAAACACAGGCTGGGTAAATGACAACTATGGTGAATACTTACAACAAATGTTTCTAAGTGAATATGTCACTATATGCGATTATGAAAATAATCAAGATTATGCAGCAGTAAAAGTAAAGCCAAGTTCACTAAAAAAACAAGTAGGTATAAATGACGGAATGATAAACTACACACTTGACTTCGAATTTGCTTACGATATGATTAACACGGTTATTTAATGCGCACAGTACAAGTATATATAGAAGGACAAAGACTGGACTTGTTTGATGACGAAACAATAAGCGTCACAAGTAAACAACAAGACATTCAAGACATAAGCAAAGTATTTACTGACTTTAGTCAATCGTTTAGTGTGCCAAGTACACCAAGTAATGACGCAATCTTTCAACACTTTTACCAGAATGACGTAGATAGCACAATAGACCACAACATAAGAAGAAGTGCGTTTATAGAAATAGACCTAACAACTTTTAGAACAGGCACTATAAGCCTTGAGAAATCCGAAATAAAAGACAACCAAGCTTACTCTTATCAAATTACTTTCTATGGCGATATAACAAGCCTAAAGGATAAATTTGGTGATGACAAGCTGGCTGATATGAACGAATTAGATGTTTATAATTTTAGCTATGACGGTGTAGCGGTACGCGACAGAATAACGGACGGAAGCTTTAACTATGGTGTTCGTTTTCCTTTAATATTCAATAGAGATATAACTTACGGAACAGGTGGAAGTACAGACATAAGTTCAACAGGTACTGGTAGTGTATTGTATAATGAGTTATTCCCAGCAATACAATTAATAGCATTATTCAACACAATACAAACAAGATACGATGTAACTTTTAGTGGTACGTTTTTTAGTGACAAGCGTTTTAAGAATGCGTACTTGTATTGTAAGAATAGTGAAGACTTTCAATTCACTACAGGCGCAAAAATTATAGACTTTACAGGTGGAAGTACAGATAGTGTTAACGACAACACTACTGCGGTTTATCAAGATTACTTTAGTTTGGCAAATGACACGTTAACTTACACGTATCAAAATCAAGCTACTATGTTGCCAACTTTACAAACTGAAACACCAGTTGGTCCAGTAGAACATAAAGTAAAATTGACTATAACAAGTATTAGTGATTTATCTGTAACATATTATATTGAAGTTATACTTAACAATCAAGTAGTACAAGTTTTAGAAGGTCAAGGTGCGGATAATTATCAAATAACAATAGACAACAACGAATCAACCTTAAACAAACAATATCAATTTAGAGTAAAAGCAACAGACGCGGTCACAATTAGCTTTGAATGTTTGTACCAACAATTAGCTTTTTATTATCCAGGTGGCACGTTACTTATTCTTCAACCTGTAGTGAATAACTACTACGCTACTGCTACAATGACTTTAACAAACGATTTAAGCGTAGTCAATTATATGCCAGATATGAAAGTAAGCGACTTTTTTAGTGGCATATTAAAGATGTTTAATTTAACTTGTTATGGTACTGCATTAGACACATATCAAGTAGAACCTTTAGACGATTGGTATGCAAAAGGTGCGGTTGTAGATATAACACAATACACAGATATAAAAAGTGTTAAAATAGACAGAATAAAGTTGTTTAAGACCGTAGAATTTAAATACCAAGAAAGTGAAAGTGCTACGAATACAATATTTAGAAACTTAACTGGACGTGACTACGGAAACACGAAGAATAAATTTGACTATGACGGTGGCGACTTTACCGTAGAAGTACCTTTTGAGAATCTACTTATGCAAAGATTTCAAGGTACTAATCTACAAATAGGTGAAACAATAAACATAGACGGCAACAAGTATGTTCCAAAACCTATGATAATTTATCAATACGAAGAACTATCACAGGACTACAGGTTTACTAATGAAACAAGCACAAGCACTTTAACAGAATACGTGCCTTTTGGTCAAGACGTCCAAGTATTAACTGAAAACTACACACTAAACTTTAATGCAGACATTAGTAGTTTAACAAATATTGTAGAACAAAACACTTTGTTCAAAACATATTATAGTGGTTACTTACTCAACTTGTTTAATTTAAAGAATAGACAAACCACCATAAAGACGAATCTACCTGTAAGCTTGCTGACTAATTTAAGATTAAATGACCGTGTAATTATTAGAGATAAACGTTATATAATTCAGTCTATGAAGTCTAACCTAAATACAGGCGAAGTAGACTTTGTTTTAATAAATGACTTTAGACCATTGTTACCAGAACAATTGGGACTTATAGAGCCGTTAAAACCAAGCGAAAATGCGCAGTGTTTAGACGTTAGAATATTGTTTCCTAATGGCGTAGAAAGTGCAACTATAACAACTACAACAAGCGGTGTAACAATAACACCAAGCACGTTGACAAGTGAAGGCACGGTTGAAGTTTGTATACCAGAC